ATGACGCTGTTAAGTTGATGGACACGCTTGGTCAGTCATTAGTAAACTTTGCTGGCAGAACAGTTATCCCATTAAGCGGATTGGTTACTTCTGTTCGTGAAAAAACAGACCCATATCAACGCGAATATAAAATTGATGCTAATGCAGAGAGTAGTTTACCTACTGGTATTCGACAAGGCATTAATGATGTATTGAATACGGTTCCCGGCTTAAGCAATACATTGCCGTTGAAACTTAACTTATGGGGTGAGCCTGTAGAGTATGAGTATGCTTGGGCGCCAATCAGAATGAAGGAAGGCAAGCAAACTGAGGCTGACCAAATCATTATTCAAACTGGCGCTAAAGTAAAAATGCCAGCAAGGAACTTAACTGAAGCAGTTGAAAAAGGATTAAGTGTTACCGTTGACTTAAATCCAAATGAATATAACGAAATGTTGTTAATTGCTAACGACCCAGCAGGTTTGAACTTACAAGAAGGTATTGTAGGTTATGCTGAAGAAATTAAGGACTTGCCATTATACAGACAACAATCAATGATAAACGATTATATTCAAGAAACATTTTCTAAAGCGAGGAAATTGTTATATACTAACTCGCAATATTCTGAAGATATACAAGCACGAATTCAAGAACGGGCAGACATAATTAGAGACGTAGGACAAGGGGCTAAATAGCATGGCAGATTATCCAATTAGTAACGTATCAAGACGTATAGTCTACACAGGCTCAGCAGGTGTTGGGCCGTATGCGTTTAACTTTGAAGTGTTGACTAACACAGACATCAAGGTATACAAGAATGACTTGTTGCTGACGCTTACAACAGACTATACCGTTAGCATTAGTTCTACATTGGGAACTGGCTCGGTTACTCTTGTCTCTGCCGCTACTGGCTCTGACCGTATAACTATTGTTGGCGCACGAGCAATACAGCGTACCACAGACTTTACTACTGGTGGTGACTTCTTTGCTAACACATTGAACGATGAGATGGATTCACAGACAATCCTAGTTCAACAAGTAGCTGAGACAGCAGAGCGTGGCATTAAGGCTCCTGTTACTGACCCTACTAATATTAACATGACATTGCCAGTTAATACTGCTAGGGCTGGCAAGACATTAGCCTTTGACTCTAACGGTAATCCTATTGCTGGTGATGCTATTGGTAACTGGCGTGGTAACTGGGCCTCTGGCGTATCATACCAAAACCGTGACTTAGTTAAAGATACGACTAACTCTAACGTCTACATTGTATTAACAGCACACACATCTACTGGCTCATTGCCAATAAGCACTAACGCTGATTCTGCTAAGTGGGGATTAGTTGTTGATGCTGCTGCGGCTGGTGAGGCTAGGATTGCTGCTGAGGCTGCACAGGCTGCTGCTGAAACTGCTGAAGCTAATGCTGAGACTGCTGAGACTAACGCTGAGACGGCAGAAACAAATGCTGAGACGGCTGCAACTAACGCGGCGACAAGTGCAAGTAACGCATCTACATCTGCTTCTACTGCATCTACTGCGGCTACCAATGCTGGGAACTCTGCTACTGCGGCTGCAACATCAGCTTCTAATGCGTCTACAAGTGCTAGTGGTGCATCTACATCAGCAACTAATGCATCTAATAGCGCGTCATCTGCAAGCTCATCTGCAAGCACAGCAACTACACAAGCAAGCAATGCCTCTACTTCTGCTAGTGCCGCTAGTACATCAGCAACCAATGCGTCTAACTCTGCTAGCGCTGCTTCTACTTCTGCTACGAACGCATCCAATTCTGCTACATCTGCGGCATCTGCACAGACTGCGGCTGAGGCGGCTAGAGACCAAACGCTAACTGCCTTTGATAACTTTGATGACAGATACTTAGGCTCTAAATCATCAGCTCCTACTGTAGACAATGATGGCAATGCCTTACTTGCTGGCGCTTTATACTTTAACTCATCTACTGCTGTAATGAATGTTTACACTGGCAGTGTATGGGTTGCGGCTTACGTGTCTGGTACTGGCTTTGTTCCACAAACATCTACAACTGGCTCTGCTGATATTCCTAATGGCACTACTGCTGAACGTGATGGTAGTCCTCAAACTGGTTACTTTAGGTTCAATACATCTACTAGTGCATTTGAAGGATATAACGGTTCTGCTTGGGGTTCTGTAGGGGGTGCTGGTGCTACTGGTGCAGGTGGTGATACTGTATTCCAAGAGAATAGCTTGATTGTAACGACTAGCTATACACTTACATCCGGGAAGTCTGCATCATCAGTCGGCCCAATCACAATAAATTCCGGAGCCAGTGTAACTATTCCTAGTGGCGCACGATGGGTTGTCTTGTAGAAAATGGAGAATAAATAATGGCAGTTACGATAAATGCAAGTACCAGCGCAGGGTTAGTTACCTCGGCTGATACCACTGGTGATTTAAACATACAAAGCGGTGGCTCTACTAAGATTGCTGTGACATCAGCAGGTGTAGCGGTAACTGGCTTGAGCAAAGGTTCTTTACCTACTGGTAGCATATTGCAAGTAGTAAATGCTACATTTGGTACATTAGTTTCAACTAGCTCTGCTACTTTTGCTGACACAGGTTTAACTTTAAATATAACTCCAACAAGTGCTACAAGTAAAATTTTAGTAACTGTTAATTGCAATGGGTTGTCTAAAAGCACTTCTGCTCAAGCTGCTGTAGGTTTACGATTATTGAGAAATTCAACTACCATTACTAGCATTGATGGCATTGCTGGTTATACAAATTCAACAACACTAAATCATGTTGGTGGAGTTTCATCTTCATATTTAGATTCTCCAGCAACAACTTCAGCAACAACATATAAAGTACAATTTGCAAGTGCTGGCGGTGTTGCTGCTGCAAACATGAACGATTATTATAATGGTAATTTTACTACAACATCTACCATCACTCTTATGGAGATAGCATCATGAGAATAACCGATGCAATATACAAATTATATCCACAAGTGGTTCGCACAGTTGGCGATGAAGCCTTTGACGCTGATGGCAATCAAGTCACATACGACCTAGCCTTAGTTCAAGCAGAACAAGCAGCAGAAGCCAAGCGTCAAGAGGCACTAGCCTACTTAAGCCAAACAGATTACATGATGACAGCAGACTACGACAAAGACACAACAGCAGTTAAAGTGTTACGAGCAGCAGCTAGAGCAGTTATACGAGGAGTAGCATAATGTCAAGTATTATAGTCGCAGGAGATGTTTCAGGTAGTGTTTCGCTGACCGCCCCATCAGCAGCAGGGTCTACGGTTATCACTCTGCCATCAACGAGTGGCACTATGATTACCACAGCATCTAGCGGTCAATCTATACCTAAAGCAGCTTTGCCTACTGGTAGTGTGTTGCAAGTGGTAAGCACACAAGTTGTCTCAAGAAGTTTTTCCTCAAGTAGCAGTTCTTTTATAGATATAACAGGATTAACAGCATCTATAACACCAATATCTTCAACAAGTAAAATTCTTGTTTCTGGTATAGTAAGTTGTGGGTTATCAGTTTCGACTGAAATAGTATATTTAGCAATTGCTAGAAACGGAACAATTGTTGGGTCAGGTAATGAGGCAAATATAGTTTCAGAAACTCGTTCTATTGATAGAGCTTACGCATTTCCAATACAATACTTAGATTCACCAGCATCAACATCTGCTCAAACATATACATTTCAAATGAAAACATCAGGCGCATTTACATTTTATTTAAATAGACGAGCCAGTACTGATTTATATAACGGTGCAAGCGTAATAACATTGATGGAGATAGCAGCATGAGTGATTCTTTAAGAAAACTATATCCAAACATCGTTACAACTATTGATGATATTGCTTATGATGCTGACGGTAATCAAGTCACATACGACTTAGCCTTAGTTCAAGCAGACATAGATGCAACAGCATACATCGCTAAACGAGCAGCAGAATACCCACCAATGACTGACTACCTAGATGCAGTAGTTAAAGGTGACGCGGCACAACAACAAGCATACATAGATGCTTGCCTAGCAGTTAAGGCTAAATACCCTAAAGGAGTAGCATAATGGCTATAGTTTTAGATGGAACGGCAAATACGGTAACACCTTTAAACGGTGCGTTAGGTGCGACTACTCCTAGTACGGTGGTGGCTACTACAGTTAAGGCTGCTACTACCATTGCGGTAGGTAACGCTACACCATCAGCTTCAGGTGCAGGTATCACATTCCCTGCTACAGCAAGTTTATCTTCAAACGCTAATACCCTAGATGATTATGAAGAAGGTACTTGGACACCTAATCAAGGTGCTGGATTAACTGTAACAGGTACTTATTCTTCTTATGGAACTTATACAAAAATAGGGAATATAGTTTATGTTACATCTAGGCAGGCAGCATCTACCATTACTGTATCTAGTGCAACTGGTGTAATTTGTACTAATTTACCTTTTAGTGTACTTAGTACAGAGCCAGGCAATAGTTGGGGGGGTATAAGTAACATTTCTGGTACTGTTGCTGGGGTAATAAATGCTTCTCCTAGTGGTGTCTATAATAATGGAACAACAATCCCTAGTACTGCTAGCATTTATTTTTCTGTTACATATCAAACTGCCTCATAACTACATCATATTAATGTAGTCAGATAACCAAAGGAGATTTACAATGGCACTAACTAAAGAAATAAAAGTAGACCAAATTACAGTAACCGAGAATGGTGTTGTTTTATTTCGTGAAGTAACCCGTGTATTAGAAGACGGCAACTTGTTATCACAAACTTATCACCGTAGCTCACTAGCCCCAGCATCAGACCTAACAGGTATTCCTGACAATGTTGCTGCTATCTGCAATGTAGCATGGACACCTGAAGTTATTGCAGCTTATCAAGCGTCATTGCCAGCATAATGGAAAAGATAATAGCTAAAGTAAACGCTCTGCTAGGTAAACTCTATCCTTCTTGGTTAGTAGGTAAGGTAGCCCAGGATAAGTTTTTACACTTTATATGTGGCTTTATCATCGCTGCTGTGTTGACACCGTTCATTGGTGCGTACTCTATTTTAGTAGTAGCTATCATCGCTGCATTAAAAGAGATATACGATGCACTACATCCTGAGTCACATACTGCTGACATTTGGGATTGGGCAGCTACGAGTTTGGGTGGTGTTTTGGGTATGCTAATAATTACGTTACTTTAAGAAGAAAGAAATACTAATGATAAATATAGACCCAGTTGAATATGGCAAACTAATCTCAAAGGTTGATTCCCTTGAGAAAAAGATTGACAAGATGGAAAGTGCACTTGAGGAACTACTTGCCTTAGCTAACAAAGGTCGTGGTGGCTTTTGGGCTGGTATGATGATTGCATCTCTAGTAGGTGCTGTTATATCTTATGTATCTCGTATGATGTTGGGGCATTAATATGAAAACATTAATATTGTTTTTATGCGGTATATTGCTTGGTGGATTATTAGCAGTAGGCGTATCTCATGCAGATGAGACTACAATTAACTACAAGGGTCAACCAGTTCCATCAGCTATGGCTCCATCCATGTCAGCCTTTAGTCAAGACGTATGTAGCATTGGTATCAGTGGCGCTGTCAATGGCGGTATATTCTCTGTTGCTGGCGGCACAATGGTCACAGATAACAACTGCGTTAAGTTGCGTTGGGCTAAGTTCCTAAGTGACAGTGGCCTTAAGGTAGCGGCAGTATCACTATCTTGTGCGGCTAACCATGACAACTGGGTAGCAATGGAGATGAGTGGTAGCCCCTGTCCTATAGGTGGTGCTATTGGTGACGCAGCTAGAAAGGCTTGGTATGATTTACACCCAACTTGGTTTGAGGAAATATATGGTAAAGACTTCGTACTTATCACTCCTCTGCCTGATTCTTCTAAGGAGTAATTATGTTCAAGCATATTGTTACGCAGGTCAGTGGGCAAGTTACGGCCCTGTATACTCAAGTCTTGGCGTCGCTCAAGGCACTACTATGGAGTCTTGTCAACAGCTTGCGTGCCAGCTTTATCCGGGCATACCAGAATGTGGTCAACCTGTTCAACCCCCTTGTACAGACATTGTTGAAAATCAAAGCCTTGCTTGTGAGCCTAACTACTCAGGTTCAGTTAATCAAACAAGGACTAAAACTTGTAGTAACAACCAGTGGACAGATTGGGTCACAACTTCTAACAATTGTGCGCCAAATCCCCCAAGCTGTAATCCAAGCGTTCAAGAAAGGCCAGTAGCATGTCAGCAGGGGTTTGTAGGTTCCATTACAGAACAGCAAACAACGACATGCCCAACGCCTTACAGTCCACCTATAGTTTCACCTTGGATAGAAACATCAAACACATGTACAAAGAGTGCAACCAATCCAACAAACATGACGAGTCCGGTAAATCCTGCGAGTCCGTTAAGTGTACCTGCGACCCCGGAAGCAATGCCACCTGCACCTGCACCGGAGCCACCACCAGAGCCACCACCGATGGAAGCGCCACCACCAGACATACCAGCTTCCCCTGCGCCCACTGCAGAGACAACGACAGCACCACCAGTAGCCTCGTCAGGAAACACAAGTACACCAGCATCCGCTCCACCCCCAGCAAGTGCGCCACCGCCGCCGACTACATCGAACGCGAGTACGCCGACTACCCCTCAGCCACAGGTTCCAGCAGGCAAGACGCTAGTGCCGGGGTTTGGGATAGTGATGAGCCTAGAGATTTTAAACAAGCCAATGCAGATTCAAGAGATTCAATTGAACGACGCACTGGCATACCAGCAGGAGTTACCGTATGAGCTTAGAGGAAATCAAGGAGTCTTACTCCAACTTATCACCGAAGGCAATATTTCTGACGCTTTCAATAATCTTGCCAGCGATAGGTGGAACAGCCTACGTAGGTATAACGACTTACAACCGAGTTATAGCGGCGACTGAAGCGATTGAGGCAGCCAAGCCTTATGACGATGCAGAGTTACGAGCAGAAGTTAATGCGTTAAAGGTTCAACTGTCTGCACAACAGTCATCTGTCAACACAGTTAAAGACTCTATGGTTACTACATCTAACCAGCTAGTGTCCATGCAAGAGAAAGTATCTAATGCTATTGGCACAGCGAATGAAGCCAAGGCTATTACTAACGGCAACGTGCGTGAGACATCAGCGTCATTGCTTGGTGTGCGTGAGGAAATGAAAGCTACACGTGAAGGCATAGAGTCACAACTTAAAGCACTTAAACGAGCAACTAGCAATCCACTTGGCAATTAAGGAAAAATTATGTTATCTATTATCTCAGGTCTATTAGGCATAGGCTCATCAGCACTACCAAGTATCTTAGGATTCTTCCAGCAGAAGGGAGACCAGAAGCATGAGATAGCTATGGCTCGTTTGCAGACAGAACGTGAAGCAGCAATGGCTGCCGCTGGCTTTGCATCACAAGAAAAGATTGAAGCCATTAAACTAGATGAGATTGAAGTGCAGACTTATGCACAAGAGCGTGAGGCTTTATACAATCACGACATGAAGATGATGGACAAGGCATCACAGTCTGTCGTTGATATGAACGCTAGGGTTCGCCCATTGATTGCGTTTACCTTTGTTGGCTTGCTAGTGCTAGTGGATTTGGCTGGTCTTGCATGGGCAATCTATACTGGCGTAGAGTTTACTACTGCCATGAACTTAGTATTCTCTGACGACGAGATGGCTATTGTGTCTAGTATAATTGGTTTCTACTTTGGTTCACGCCAATGGGAAAAACATAGTGCGAGCAAGTAAAGAACTAATTAAAATGCTTAAGCACCATGAGGGTGTTCGATACAAACCGTATCAATGCCCTGCTAAGTTGTGGACAATTGGTGTTGGTAGTGTATTATACCCAGAGCAAGCTAAGATACCATCAAGTATAGAAGGCATGGCTAGGCGTAAAGCGTGGCCAGTTAAGCCTGAAGACAATCGTAAGTGGAGCGAAAAAGAAGTTGACAAGTTACTGGCTAAGGATGTCGCCCGATTTGAACGAGGGCTTGAACGTTATTTACCTATACGACTTTCACAGAATGAATACGATGCTATTCTTAGCTTCTGCTTTAATCTTGGTCTTGGTACATTTCAGCGGTCAACCCTCCGTCAGGCGCTTTTGCGTGGGGATAAAGAAACGGCTATACAAAGTCTACTTAAGTATAACAAGGCGGGTGGCAAAGTGCTAAAAGGTTTAGACACCAGACGTAAAGATGAGGCCGCGTTGTTTCGCAGAGAACAATGACAGTCCACTTAGTAATCCCAGATGTGCAGGCCAAGGATGGGAATGACTTTACTTTCCTAAAATGTCTTGGAAATTTTATTGTAGAAAAACAGCCGGACGTGATTGTGTGCATAGGAGACTTTGCAGACATGGAGAGTTTAAGCACGTATGACAGGGGAATGAAGTCGTTTGAGGGGCGTAGGTACACCAAGGATTTATTTGCAGCCAGAGACGCAATGGATGCCCTTCTTACCCCATTGTTTCGCTACAATAAGACAGCAAAGCACAACAAACATAAGCAATATAACCCTAGGATGGTTCTCACTCTAGGCAATCACGAGAATAGAATTAATAGAGCTATCAATGAGGATAGCAAACTTGAAGGGCTGATGTCTACCGATGACTTACCATATCAAGACTGGGAAGTTATACCATTTCTTGATGTCATCGTTATTGATGGCATTGCATACTCGCACTACTTTACTTCTGGCGTTATGGGCAGACCTATCACTACTGCTCAAGCATTGCTTACCAAAAAGCACATGAGTTGTTTTGCTGGTCACCAACAAGGTAGACAGATTGCTTACGGCAAACGGGCAGACGGAACTGAGATGACCTCGATAATATGTGGGTCTTGTCTTTCCCCGCATCATAAAGTATTGACTGCTGATTTAAAATATGTTGAATTAAGAGATGTAAAGGTTGGCGATACTCTCGTTAGCTTTGATGAGCATCTTGGAATGTCTAGCAAGCGTGGGCGCAGATTTAAAACTGGCACAGTATTAAATACAAGGATAAGTTCTGGAGAATTGTTTGACGTAACGTTAAGTAATGGAAAAGTTTTTAGGACAACTAAAGACCACAAGTGGTTAACTAAAAATTGCATGGGCGTTACTAAATGGCAAGAGACTCAGAACTTAACTATTGATGGGGTAAAAGGTTATGGGACAAAAGTTTCTAGGGTAATGCCTGAATGGGAAACTTTAAATACTAGACAGGTTGGATGGTTAGCTGGGATGTATGATGGTGAAGGTAGTCTATACGCCAGAAAAACAACTGGTGGTAACTGTACTCAATTAGCTATATCGCAATGCCCAGTTCATAATCCTGATACAGTTAAAGAGTTAATTAATGCTCATGCTGCACTTGGTTTTGAATTAGGAAGCGCCAGCGCAAATGGAAGAAATTGTAGGCAATGGAGAATTACAAATGGTCAAGCTCAAGTTGCAAAGTTTCTAGGCTCTGTTAGACCTCAAAGATTATTGTCAAAATTTTCTCCTGAATTATTGGGAACTTTAACAACTCAATACAATGAGCCTTTGGATTCAATCGTTAGCATTGAAAGTGTTGGTATTGGTGAATATGTTGAAATAGAAATTGATGCAGCAACTATGGTTGTTGAAGGTTATCCACATCACAATTGCTACGAGCATGATGAGGATTATCTAGGCGCTCAAGGCAATCAGCATTACCGTGGCTTCTATGTATTACATGAAGTTAAAGACGGTAGCTTTGATGAAATGGCTGTTTCCATTCGCTTCCTTAAAGAAAGGTATAACTACTGATGGCCTACGCACAAGATGATGAGTCAATAGTTGACGTTTGCAATAGATTGCTTGGTTCAGAGATAGAGGAAATAGAAGTCGATGCTGATGAGCAAACTGTTTATATACACACCAGCACCGGGATGATTAAGATTAACGGTGAAGACTTATCTATGTGGGTAGAGTGCGAACGATACGCAAGCTAGGGTAACTCACCGCCATTAATATCTATATGGCCTTCATCCCAATTCAATGGGCATCCAGTCCAGCCACACTCTTTGGTTGATGCAAGGCTCTTGCCACACACATCACAGATAGGGTCTTTGTTCTTCTTGCCCCATATCAAATCGTAGTTATCTTCGTATTGCTTGTTATTCTTGCGTGATAGGATTGCATCACCAGTAATTGGATTCGTTGTCGTTACCATTATCTCTCCTACAAATTCATGGTTTTCTCTATTGTTTGTCTTTAATATTAAGAAGACTATTACATACAAGCAATCTTGCTTTGAACAGATTAAGGACTATATCATGTGGACATCACCAGCAGCTACAGAAATGCGCTTTGGCTTTGAAGTTACTATGTACGTTATGAACAAGTAACATATTTGTTATATAGGATGGCGACTGCTAACCCGGTTGCCATTCCTAAAGCAAACGCTTCTTTGTAGCACAATATGTATTCAAGTGTATACATGTCAAATCCTAGTAACAAAAAGTTCCAACATCAGTTGTTATACATTTAAGTATTTTCCCATCTGGCATTTTAACTGGTTCGTAGATGTCTGTGCCATTCATCAATGACAATACTAATAATAAATTAATCATACAGCCTTCCCTATGTAGGTAGCTTTGCTGTCTTTGAACTGAAAAGTAATTTCACATTCTTGCCCTTTAGCTGATGGGTACAGTAGCGTATAAAAGCCATAGCCCATACCCAAAATACCTGCAAGTAGTAACGTTGCTACAACGACTGTCGAACGGTCTAGGCTTCTGTCGCAGTTGCAGTCACGGCCTTGGTTGCACTCTTGATTACACGGCATAATGTAGTTCCTTAATTAGTTGTAGGTAATGTATCGCCTTGTCAATGTCTTGCACTCCATTCTTACTAGCATGTCGGCACACATACTTAATTACGTTGCCTTCTAGGAACGGTATATTATTCTTAACGATGAATGTGACTGGCTGTATTGCCATGTCCTTGTAGTGACTTCCACCTTCTTGCGTGTCTAGTGCGCTCATATTAAATCATCCCGGATGGAATCATGTTATACATACCGAACGTACTGGGTATGCCACGGTGTTCAGGCTTACGCTTCTCTTGTTTAAACAACTCAGGTCTTGACTCAAACATGGCGCTTATCTTTCTCAAGTTTGGATTGGCAGCAATCATGTCGTCGTATGGGCCTTTCTCATTTACTTCATAAGTGGTGCGCTTATCTTTGCGAAGTTTAGAGAAGTAACCCGGTGGATATATTCTCTCCAGCTCCTCGACTGTCTTTGCAATAAACGGAATACTTGTATGCTCGTAATGGTTCAGTCTGCCTTGACCCTTCTTGGTAATCTTTGGGGTGATGGCTAGGTGGCCATCTTTAACCAGCGTTGCTAATACATAATAGGCTAGGTCTCTTGATAAGCCGGAGCGCTTCATTACTTCTTTAGCTGAGATACTTCCGCTACCAACTACATCCATTACAAGTTTAAATCTAAGCTGGGTATCTAAATTCTTTTTGATTACTGGTCTCATCGTGTTCTCCATAGTAGTTGGGTACTAGGCTTATGCTTTTCCCCATTGTGAATTATCAGAAAGGAATGTCGCTTGCTATCTCATCAATGGCTTGCTTCTGATAGCCGTTAGCTTTAGCGCCTTCTTTAGCGATTGATACTACTGGCTCCGGTTCTGCTAGTTGACACCAGCCATCCCAACCCATAGGGAACAGTTCAATCTTTGCTGCTAGGCCACCAGTCTTGGTCTCCATTACAACGCCAACCTTTGTCCAGCGTGTTTTCTTCTCGCCATTCTTGTCTTCGTATTCGCCATTCTTTGCTACTAAGTTGTATTTAACTGCCATTTTTATTTCCTTTTAATCGTTGAATTGTTGTTTCTACTTCGTCGTTGAACTCTACTGCCTTGCTTTCAACCTCTTTAATATATTCATCATCCCGGTAAACGCGTTTGATGAACAATTGTAAATCCAGTGGGAACTCTGGGCAGTATGATACAAAGTCTACCCACTTGGCCCCACTGCATGCCATTTGAAACTGCATCTGCGGCATGTATTTTGTTGGCGCTCTGTCCTCTAGCATTGTCTTAGCGTGTGTCGTAGCTTTTGGGCATTTGATTTCAATCAACCCTAGCTCATCATCGTCTTCCACCACCCCATCAGGACTAGCTCCACAGAATGGTAACGTTGGATGTTGCATGAACGCCTCTTGCCTAACAAACACATTCTTCTCTACTTCATACCAGGCGCGAGCATAAGGTTCTAGCTCGATACCGTTGGCCATGTATTGATTGGTGTAGCCTTCTTCACGCTTGCCATTTAAACGCTCACAGACGAGTTGCATCCTGTAGTCGGCACGACTAGCTGCCTCACCAGTTTTAATCGTTGCCATGACGTCTGCAATGCGACTGGCTGTGATTTTACCAAGACGTAGTGCATGCCATTCTTCCGTGCCTTGAATTATCTCAGTCATTTTTTATCCTTCCGTAATACATGTATCGCAAGTAACCACTTATCGCCCATCGCTTCTTTGCAGGTAGCAACCTTCTTAGCAAGTGATTCTGCCTGAGATGGATTAGGTGGTGTCAGACCGTATAATGAATTGATAATCATATTATTCTCCGAGTCTGTATTGTGCGACGCGGCATGATTCACCAAACTGGTTAGAAACCTTAACAAGTTCAACCTCAATTTTATGCCCCCTTTGCTTTAGCACATGAATACATGCTGACAGTCTGTAAATACCTAGCTCAGTCCACGCTTGTAATGGCGTGATAGATGGCCTGGTGTTTAGGTAATTCTCTAGGCGCTCTGCTTGGCTCATGATTTGCTCCCAAGTTTAGCTTTCATGCTGTCTTTGGTTGCAATCACAACGGCTTGTGCCTCTTTGTTCTTACCGCATGCTGACAATGATGCTGTGAAATACTCTTGCAACTCACTCATGGTTGTAGCTGTTTTAATCTTGTCGACTAATGGTGTGGCGTCAAACTCTACTTGCGGTAGGTCTTCGCCAGCAAAGATGTATAAGCCAATACCAAAGCAAGCAATACATTTAGCTAGGCATCGCATTGTGGCGTCACTAATCTTACGTGCATCCGGGTTGACAATGGCAGCATTGCGATTATCCATGACTGGCAATTGCATACGCATAGTCTTGCCAAGCGCTGTTACATTGCAGAACACCATCATCGTGTCGTTATAGACGCGTGGCTCAGGGAACTCCCATACAGCCATTGGGTCTTGCAATAGTAGCTGGTCTACAGCCCATGTCCATGAAAGGTAGGTAAGCTGGCCCTTCTTCTCTGTGTATTTATTAACGTCAATCTCGCGTAATACTTTGTATGTTGCTGTCGTTTCCATATCGTTCTCCTGTTGTTGTCTTAATTCATCCATTACTTCTGCTTGAAATTGTTGCTCGCTCATTAGTTATCCCCCAATGCTTCATGGAATACCCAATTTGCATGCTTGTTTGACTTGTAATTATCCTCAACAAACCTAGCATATCGGTTTATCTCAGCATCGTATAAGTCTCTGATACGGCCCAGCTTGTCATCGTTAGGGTCATAGATAATCTTCCTGACCTTATCTGATAGCAAGTCTGTTTCGTCGATGTAGTCTGATAGCTTGTCAGCCTCAAACTGTAAGAAGTATTCCACTAAATCTCGGATAAAGAACGGGTCATCTTCATGCTCCGTATAATCATCCTCTATCCAATCACCAAATACACCCATGATAGTTTCCTCGTAGTCATGCCAAAGTCGGCATAGGTGTAACAATAAGATAGCTTGGATATATCTGTCAACAAGTATTTACTTATCAATCGTTACATATCCATAAGTAAAACTTATCGTTAAGTTTAATTACACAGATTAGAATAGGTATTGGCTAGGCTCGCAACCGAAAAGGTGGCTCATCTCCACCCTGCCAATCTTTTCTTTGATGACATGACTTTTGATGGGAGTTATATATGCACTATTATCAGCACCATATTGGTGACTTTATAAAAGACACTTCGTTTTTAACTAATGAAGAAGTTGGAATCTACATTAAGCTAATATGGCTTTACTATGATTCTGAAAAGCCACTACCGAACGATATGTTTACCCTTAGTATGAAAACAAATGCTAGACCTGCTCAAGACATTGTATCAGGTTTACTGGATATGTATTTTACACTGCAGGAAGATGGATGGCACCATACTAGATGCGACCAAACAATCAGTGATTACCATAAGCAGTTAGAAGTTGCTTCAAAGGCTGGTAAAGCATCGGCAGAGAAGCGTAAGTTAAACGCTGGCTCAACAGAAATCCAACAAGAAATCAACGACCGTTCAACGACCGTTCAACCAACCAATAACCATAAACCAATAACCATTAACCATAAACCAATAACCATTAACCATAAACCAATAACCAATATAAAACCTATACGCGCTGAAGCGCTCGAAAATTACTTTGAAGACTTCTGGTATAAATATCCAAAGAAAGTAGGCAAGGATGCAGCACTCAAGGCATGGAAGAAAGCTAAGCCTGATATATTGCTAGTGATTGATGCGCTTAATTGGCAGAGAGAAACAAAGCAATGGCAGCAAGAAGATGGCAAATACATTCCTAATCCTGCTACATACTTAAACCAAGGCCGCTGGATGGATGAAGCGCCTACACAAGAGGCACCATTCTAATGATTGATACAGACAAACTAGCTTTTAAAGAAATGTTATGCGCCGTGTTTACTATTTATGGCAAGCCGTTACCTGAGAAAGAAGTGTTGCGTGTTTGGTGGCATAAGCTGGAGCGCTTTGAATTCAATGTGGTTGGCCGCGCCTTTGACCATTGGACAGACTCGCCTAACAAACTGCCACAGCCTGCTGATATTATCCAGCTATGCAAGCCACGCGAGGCAGAGTATCACGCATTGCCAGCGCCAGTAAGCTATGCCGAGAACAAAGAGAATGTGGATAAGCTGAATAAGTTTATTGCTGATAAGCTAAAGCCAAAGACTAATTACCGTTCATGGGCTACTCGCATATTGGATAACCCGCAGAACTTTCCTGAGTTTGCAGTGCAAGCAGCGCGTGAGGTAAGCATTAGTGAGATGGTATAGCTGGGGCAAGTATGCAATAGTAAACTTTAGCCCGGCTAGAATGGATGACGCAACCGTGGCTAGAAGCAAAGGTGGCTATGCAATATCAAAGGCCGTCTCGCAAGGTGCCACAATCTATTCAGTTTGGTTGTTGCCATCGGTTCACTTAGGCAATTATAAAAATGTGGATGACGCGAAAGAAAAAGTTAGCCAGCATTTGAATGAAAGCAAAGGATAAAAATTATCCCGCGCCCTTCGCCTATATTTCACTTTTCGTAAAAATGGCAAAAAATGGCAAAAAAGTTTAGAAAATTCTAAAAAACTAAACTATCAGTTAAGAATGGCGGCAAAAAATAAACCGGCAGGCATTTAACGCAAGGCGTTACAAAAACGGATTGCATAATGCGCATTATAACGGTTTAAATTGTTGGATTAGTGCAATGGGTTAAGTTAAGCAATAAAACCAGCCATAGCGCCTTAAAATGGCCTTGTTGAGTGTTTCATGTGATAATTAGCCAGTGCATAAACGATAGGCAACAAAAAAGCCCCGGTTTAGGGGCTTAATTGCTTAGGTTTAGTATATTTTGCGCAATGGTCTGTAAGAAATGCCATAGCCATTGTTTATAAATATGGTTTGCATTTGCATATTGCTTTCGTGTTTCTTAATCCATGCTTGCATTGCTTCGGTCTGGTTTAAATTCCAAGTTTTAGTTTGCCACATAATCAATCGCCTTTAATGTATAGATTTAATAATGCTATTTTGTTGTATTAAGTTATTGCGCTTTAAAAATCCAAGCTCACAATAAGCAGCCAGCAAAGTATCAAAGTATTTTAAATAGCCATAACGTTTATTTTCAATTTTATACATGATTAAGCGCCTTGTAATGAATTGAGTATATGTGATTTAAAAGCGCTGGCGCTTGCATCCATATTATTTGAATGGTCTATGCCATTAATGCGAAAAATCTGAAGCCATGTGTTATAGCCTTTTACTTGGATTAAAGCACCATTAAAATCTAGTGTTAAAAAATACCAAGCATTTTTGTTGGCTAATCGCGCGGCATTAATTGTTTTTACAATATCATCCATGATAGTTACCTTTATAGTGTTTAGATAGTATGGCTTAAAGCAAGCCCATAAACCCACTGATTAGAATGGGCTTATAAAATGCTTTAAATTGTGGAATGGCGGAATGTGAAATAATAACCGGTATTGTCTGAACCATAACCCATATTGGTTATATCCCAATCGAGATTATGCTTAGCCACTAAGGCTTGCACGGCTTTATAATGCAATGATTCATTATTGAATTGATAATCATAAGGGATAACAACATTAAATTTGCCAGCTTCGGCCTTAATGCGTGAACCCCTAGAATTTGTTGGGCCTAAGTATTTAGTTTTAATGATAATCATAATAGTTTCCTTTATAGTGTTTAATTGTATGCTTCAGTTACAAAAGCAATAATGCAAGCGCCTTGCAGCTTGTAACTAGCAAAATCGCCAGACCAACAATCAAGCCTAAAGCCTTTGTATCCAAAATGCTTGGCTGCTTTAGTTATAGCGCCGCGCATAGATTTTGATTCTACATTCAAGCGCTGCACCCATGAATAGTTAGACTCGCCGCCGTAAGTGTCTGTTATTTCAATATTGTATTTATACATAATAGTAACCTTTATAGTTGAGAAATAATAATAAGTAGAATAATGGTTAAAATAAACCCGGCAGCTGCTAGATAATCAATAAATGTTATTGGGCTGGCTGGTTTATGATTCTTATAATCGCGCATTATCATATTAAGCCTTTCAGAGAAGATTCTGCTGCCCATGAATTATTAATGACATACC